ACAGATAGACTCAGGCAGAACTAGTGCAGGTAGATATGACTTTGATACCTACAATATGGATGGCACAGACAAAATAATATGGGCTGATGGTGCTAACAATGCGTCTTCCTACAACAACAGCTCGGTAACAGATATTAGTGGCACAGGAGCACCTGCTAACCCTAAGTTTGTAAAAATATTTAGAAACCATGCTTTCTATGCAGGCATGTCTGCTACACCACAAAAAGTAATATTCTCTGCTCCATATGCAGAAGGAGAGTTTAGTGCTGCTAAAGGTGCAGGTTCTATATCTGTAACAGGCAACATAACAGGATTAAAAGTGTTTAGGGAGCAGCTTTACATATTTTGCGATAACGCAATATTTAGATTGGTAGGAAACAGTATATCAGACTTTCAAATGCAACCAGTTACAACTAATGTAGGCTGTATTGCACCACAAAGTATACAAGAAGTAGGCGGTGATTTAATATTTTTAGCTGCTGATGGTTTAAGAACTATTGCAGGTACAGAAAAAATTGGTGATGTAGAGTTAGGTGTTATATCTAGACCTATACAAAGAAGATTTACAGAATTAAATTATAATACTGTAGCAGAAAAAATAAGTTCTGTAGTTATAAAAGCTAAAACACAATATAGAATATTTTTTGCGAATCAAGGTGCTGAAACAGATTGCACAGGAGTTATAGCTGTTTTTAGGGGAGATAGGTGGGAATATTCTGATATGAAAGGTATTAAACCTAACTGTGCAGATAGTGGCTATATAGGCGATGTAGAAAATACAGTACATGGCGGTTATGATGGTTATATATACAAACAAGAATCTGGTAATACTTTTACAAATGCTTCTAATGATACAATAAGTATGGAAGCTAGATTTAAATCAGCACATTTAACTATGGGTGATCCTGGTATTAGAAAAAGATTTCATAGAGTAATATTAAACTACAGACCAGAAGGTGAACTAACTACTAACCTAGGTTTAGAATATGATTTTGGTTCAGCAGATGTACTAAATCCAAACAGTATACCATTTACAGAAATAGCAGATTTAGCATTATATGGTTCAGCTACTTACGGAACTTCACAATATGGTGGAGCAGAATTTATATTAATTAGACAACCTATAACAGGTTCAGGATTTGCAGTAGCAGTCCAATTTACAGAAAAACAAAATGAAACTTCAGCACCATATTCATTAAGAGGTTTTAGTTTAGAATTTGCAGCAGCAGGTAGGAGATAAGCAATGGCAGGTTATTCAGCAAGACAATCAACCTTTACAACTGGAGATACTATTACAGCAGCTCATAGTAATAATGAGTTTAATGCTATACTAGCAGCTTTCCACGTAAGTACAGGTCACAAACATGATGGTAGCACAGCAGGTGATGGCGGTCCTATATCTACATTATTTAGTAATGCTATTAGTATGGGTACAGGTGCAGATACCGATATAGCTGTTACGTTTAATGCTAATTCAAATGATGGTGTTATAACATGGATGGAAGATGAAGATTACTTCCAGTTTTCAGACGATTTATTAATTAGTAGTACTGAAAAAATACAATTTAGAGACACTGCAATATATATCAACTCTTCTGCTGATGGACAATTAGATTTAGTTGCTGATACAGAAATACAAATAGCTGCTACTACTATTGACATGAATGGTAATGTAGATGTTTCTGGAACTTTAAATTTTGGGTCTTTATCTGATGGTTCAGTAACTATTACAGATATTGCAGACGAAGATAACATGTCTTCTAATTCTGCTACTAAACTTGCTACACAACAATCAATTAAAGCTTATGTAGATACAGAAATATCTGGAGTAACTACATCTTTTCAATTAGAAGATAGCGATGGAACAGAAGTAACTATAGCATCTGGTAAGGAAGTTAAATTTATTGGTTCTGGTATAACTACAAACTGGACTGATACAGATAATGGTACGGATGGTGATCCTTACGATCTTACATTTAGTGTAAATGCAGCTCAAACAAATATTACATCTTTACTTGCAACTGACATTAAAATTGGCGAAGATAACGAAACAAAAATAGACTTTGAAACAGCAGACGAAATACATTTCTATGCAGCTAATGCAGAACAAGTATATGTAGCTGATGGTGTATTTGGTCCACAAACAGATAGTGATGTAGATTTAGGTACAACAGGTGTAAGATGGAAAGATGCATACATAGATACAGTTACTACTACAGGTAATGTTACTATAGGTGGTGATCTTACTATATCTGGTGATGATCTTACTATGGCTACTAACACTGCAGGTAATTTACTTATTGCCGATGGTACAAACTATAACCCTACAGCAGTAGGGGATTTATCTGAAATATCTAGTGTAGCAAATGATGATGTTTTATTAGCTGTAGATTCCTCTGGTGGCGGTCTTAAAAAAATAACAAGAAGTACATTGGTATCAGGTCTTGCTACATCTTCTGGTATAGCTAACGTTGCAGAAGATTCTACCCCACAATTAGGTGGTGACTTAGATGTAAACGGTAACGGTTTAGTTTCTACATCTAATGGTAATATAGCTCTTACGCCAAACGGTTCTGGTGTTGTAAGAATAGATGGCTCTAATGGAATTGATATGCAATCAGGTGCTATATCAATTAAAAATTCTGGTGCTCAATCTTACGTAAGATTTTATTGTGAAGTTAGTAATGCACATTATGCACAGCTACAAGCTCCTGCACACTCAGATTTTAGTGGTAATATAACTTTAACTTTACCTGCTACAACAGATACTTTAGTAGGTAAAACTACTACAGATACTTTAACAAACAAAACATTAACAACTCCTACAATAGAAGAAATTGATTCTGGAAGTACAATTACTTTAGATGCTACAACAGATATTATATTAGATGCTGATGGTGGAGATATATTCTTTAAAGATGCAGGCACAACATTCGGTAGTGCAACTAATACTTCAGGTAATTTGATAATTAAATCAGGTACTACAACTGCACTAACATTTAGTGGTGCTAATGCTACTGCTGCAGGTAATTTAATTGTTACTGGTGATCTTACCGTTAATGGAACTACAACAACTGTAAACTCTACTACAGTAACTATTGATGATCCTATCTTTACATTAGGTGGAGATTCTGCTCCAGGTTCTGATGATAACAAAGATAGGGGTATTGAGTTTAGGTATCATACAGGCTCTGCAGCCAAAGTAGGTTTCTTTGGTTATGACGATTCTGCAAGTGCATTTACATTTATACCAGATGCTACAAATTCTTCAGAAGTATTTAGTGGTACAGCAGGTAATGTAGTTTTTGGTAATATTGCAGGTACCTTAACTACTGCAGCTCAAACAAATATAACTTCTGTAGGTGCTTTAAATGGTGGTTCTATTAGCTCAGGTTTTGGTGCTATAGATGTAGGTTCTTCTGCTATTACCACTTCAGGTACAGTTACTGGTGGAACTTTAGCAGGAACATTGTCTACAGCAGCACAAGGTAATGTTACATCTTTAGGAACGTTAACCACATTAACTGTAGATAATGTTATTATTAATGGGACTACAATAGGTCATACAGATGATACAGACTTAATGACACTATCTAATGGTGGTCTAGTAGTAGCAGGAACTTTAGAAGCTACAGGAAATATTACAGGTACTTTAGCTACTGCTGCTCAAACTAATATTACATCTACAGGTGCTTTAGATGGAGGTTCTATTACTTCAGGATTTGGTGCTATTGATAATGGTACTTCTGGAATTAGAACAAATACATTTACAGCAGAAACCTCTATTGTACCTGATGCTTCAGGTGGTGCTGATTTAGGTAGCACATCGCTTGAGTGGGGTGATTTATATATTGCAGATGATAAGAAAATTTATCTTGGTTCAGATCAAGATATAAGTATTGAGTATGATGAAGATGGCAATGACACTACAGCAGTTGTAGCTGCAGGTGGTGTAAGCATGGCTCCTCACGGTACAGGTACTGGTAATACTACTGAATTAAGATTTCAAGAGTTAGCTGCTAATGGTGCAAACTACGTAGGTTTTAAAGGTCCAGATGCTATATCTTCTAATGAAGTATGGGTATTGCCTAATGCAGATGGTACAGACGGTCAATTTTTAAAAACAAATGGCTCTAATACTTTAAGTTGGGGTAGTGTATCTAGTGGTTCTATTCAATTTGTTGCAGATGGTGCTATTAGTGCTGCAGGTAAGCCTGTAAGTTTAACAAGTGAGGGAAAAGTACAAGAGATAGTAGCCTCTACATCAAGAACATATGGTTCAGATTATGTTCTTGTTGATGATTATGGTGTTACAACTTCATTTTATGGTAATAGAACTTCAAGAACTGCTGTGCATGATGATGCTATTAATAGAGATGTAATATTTTATATTAAGCGAGATGATAAATTATATGCTAAAGTGTATGAAGTAAATTCAAACAACTATACTCACAATCATGGTACTGAGGTAGAAGTAGATGGTAGTACAACATTTAAATATCTTTCAGCAGGTTATGATCCTAATACTAATAGAGTTTTAATTGTATATTCTGACCCAGGTAACAGTGACTATTTAACTGCAAAAGTAGGTACAATAGATTCGAGTGATAATTCTATTTCTTTTGGTTCAGCTACGGTAATATCATTGTTAGCTCAATCAATGAATTGTGAGTTTGATACTAGTACAAATAACTTTATTGTTAATTTTGCAGATACTAATAATAAATATAGAAGTATACCTTGTACTATAACAGGGGGTACAACAAACACTGTAGCTTTTGGAAATAGTGGAACTGCTTACGAACCAATTTCAGGTACTGATACTGTATTAGCCCAGTACATGGGTTTTGGCATAGTTTATATGCGTAATAGAAATAAATTTGCTCACCTGTATAGTAACAGTTCACAAAATAGTAGAGTATATGGTTTTTCTTCAACTTTATCTGGTACAGGTTCTAGTGCAACGGCTAGTTTTACTAGTCAACAACAACTTGATGGTCAGAATTATAATTACTATCCTTGCCCTACCTATCACCCTCAATCTTCACATGCTTTTGTGACTTTCTTTAATGATGACCAAGACGATAGATTAGAAGGAAGAATGATGTCTATGTCTAGCACTGGTAGTTTATCGTTTACAGCTAGTGTTGATATAACAACATCACAGTCTAGATATCCTGTTAGTGCTGTAGACGAAAATACAGGGCAAGCAGTAGTTATGTATAAAGATGATAGTAATTATACTTATCCTAGTTATGATTCAAGAATTAAAATAAGAGAGTGTACATTAAGTAGTGGAGGAGATAGCATAACAGTAGAAGGTGCAGTTGATTGGGATACTGGTCATAATAATAGCACTTATACTGAGCAGATACCACAAGATTTAAGTATGTATTATAGTTCAACGGCAAAAAGAATAGTAACCCATTTCGATTATAGTAGAGACTTAAATGTTGGTGTTAGTGGTGTAGATGGTAAATTTAAAAGTAGAGTATATAAAAGTTCAAATCTTTCTACAGAAGAAGATTTTGTCGGTATTGCACAGGCAGCAGTTTCGGATGGTGCAACTGTAGATGTTAAAGTTTTAGGCTCAGTAGATGAAAATCAAAGTGGTTTAAACATAGGTGCTAAATATTATTTAGACGGAGCTACTTATACCACAAGTGGAACTAATAATACTTTAATGGGAAAAGCATTAGCAGCAGATAAATTGCTAATAACAAATTAAACTAAGGAGTATAAAATGCAAACAATAGTGCAAAAAGATACTAATATAAGTATATATTATATAGATGATAATAAAACTGTAACTATTACAGCAGAAGGCACAACAATTAGTTTGGATGGAACTTTAGAAAGAACTATACAAGACTGTACATCAAGTAATGTTGTTTTACGCACAGGCGTAGATGCTAAATCAGATTGGTGGGGATATAAATATAAACATGACGGTTCTTCATGGTCTCTTAATACAGACTTTAAAGGTTTAGATCATCTTAAGTCTGATATTAATAATTCTGTAACAACTATTTCTGTCGTTAAAACAATATCATTTACGACATCTGGTACTGTACAAATAAACAATGAAAAAATTACCTATACTGGAGTAGATGGTACAAATCTTACAGGTTGCACTAGAGGAGCAGAGTCAACAAGTGCTGCAGATCATAAAGAAGGTGATCCTGTAAAACAAATATAAATAAGGAGAAATCATGCCTAAAGCTACAACCGCAACCGTAAATCAAAAAATAGACGATCATGTAGATGCTTGTACAAGTAGGTATGAGGCAATAGATAAAAGACTGTACAGGATAGAAGCTATACTTATAGGAGCTAGTGTTTCTGTAATAGGGTTACTACTTAAAATAATTATAGGCTAGAGGAAAAAAAGATGCCAAGAAAACCATTGACAGATAAAGAAAAACAGATGAGAACAGGAGCCTTAGCTAGGCAAAACATGTTTCTTGGTGGTTTAACTCAATCTCAAATAACAGATATGGTTAAACAGTATCAGGCTAATCAACCTCCTGGACTTACATCTCCTAAAGTAACAGTTAACACACCTGGTGCTAATAACCAAAACAATACTACTACGACTAGCGATGATACTCTTGCGGCAGACGCTGCTGTAGATGATCCTTTTGGAGCTATGGCTGCAAATGCTTTGATGAAAGATGATGGTAAAGGAAATATTGTATTTGATGCTGCAGGTGATGGTACAAATTTTGGTAGTGCTGTATCAGCTAATAATCCAGAATTAACAGAAGCTTTAAAAACTGCAGGAGCTGAAGGAACTGATACTGCTGCTGAAGTTTCGCAAATTGCACAAAATGTTGCAGCTAATAAAAGTAGTGCAGGCGGTGAAGATGGTACTCAAGAAATTCAAAAAAATAATCTACTACAAGCTCAAATAGATGCTTTAACAGCCCAGTTAAAAAGTTTAGAAACTAAAGGCTCTACCGATGCTGCTACTATAACTACTTTACAACAACAAATACAAAATTTACAAAACCAAAATACTGCAGGAACTGGAGGTACTGGAACTGGAGGTACTGGAACTGGAGATGGTGCTCTTGAAACTAGATTTGGAGATGTACTAAACCAGTTTGACCAAATGGGAGGACTTACAGGCACTGACCCTAATCTCCCTGAAACAGCTAAAGTAAAGCCTACAGACATGGCAGTACAGGCAGGTGAGTTAGAAACCACTGCAGGCGTACAATTAGGAGCATCACAACAAGCAGCTACAGATATTATAAGTAACGAACAGATTGAAGCCCTACAAGCAGCAGGCTATACAATTAAAAGTGATGCTGACATTGTAGCTAATACTACAAAAACTATTACTGACGTAACAAACCAGGCTTTAACTGCACAGACTTTAGAAAATTTAACAAAACAAGTAGACTCACAAACAGGTAAACCAATCGTAGGCGAATCTATTATTGGACAAGCACCACAAAGAGAAAGCATAGACCAGAAAAAAGCTGAAGGTTCTGTTGCTGAAGATATGGCTAGGGTAGATAGAAGAAAGACACCGACTGTAGGCGATTTTACTGGTAACTTTAATGATAAAATAGATGCGGCTTCACGTTCTATAACTACAAATGAAATAGTACAACCTATTGCTCCTGCAGAAGCTAAACAAGCAGAAGCTCAAGTTATGGCAGAACTAAGAGATAATGCTACAATGACTGCGGCTCAATCTAGTACAGACGAACAAACTAGAGCTACAGCAAATGCTATAACACAACAAATGTCTGAAGTTCCTGTAGAGGCTACTATTCAAGGACAACTAACAAACCTTATGGCACAATTTGCTGATGGTAAAACTCCTGCCTATGCTGCAGGTGCAATAAGAAATGCTGAAGCACAAATGGCTGCTAGAGGTTTATCTGCAAGTTCTATGGCAGGTGCTGCAATTATGCAAGCTGCAATGGAATCTTCTTTGCCTGTAGCTGCACAAGATGCACAAGTATTTAGAGAAATAAATCTTACAAATATAAACAATAAACAGAAAGTTGCTTTGGCTAATCAGGCTGCCGCTTTACAGATAGGTTTATCTGATTTAAATGCAAGACAACAAACTGCATTACAAAATTCTACTAATGGTTTTAAATTACAATCTCAAAGTCTTTCTAATATGCAACAAACAGCTCTGGCTAATGCACAATTAAAAGCCTCTTTACAAGAAAGAGAATTAAACTTTGAACAACAAAGACAAGTAGTAAATGCTGCAAGATATGCTGAAATAGAAGGTATTAATCTTAATAATGAACAGCAAGGCATTATGCAAGATTCTGTAAATAACATGCAAGTGTCTATGTCTAACATGTCATTTAAACAACAAAGAGAGTTGTCTAAAGCACAAATAGATGCTGCACTTACAGGTCAAGAACTTACCAATGACCAACAAAGAGCTGTTGTAAATGCTGCTAGAGTAGCTGAAGTAAACAATCTACAGTTTAATGAAGAACAACAACGTAACTTAAATAACTCACAGCTTATGCAAAACATGACTTTAGCAAACCTAGATGCTGAAATGAAAACAGCTTTACAAAATGCTGCTACATATGCAAGTATGGAAATGGCTAGTTTAAACAATAGACAACAAGCACAGGTAGTAAATGCTCAATCATTTTTAAACATGGACATGGCTAACCTTACAAATAAACAACAAGGTGAAGTGTTAAAATATCAAGCTAAAACACAAGCTTTGTTTACAGACGCTGCGGCTGACAATGCTAGATTACAGTTCAATGCTACTAGTGAAAATCAAACAGATCAATTCTTTGCACAGTTAGGCTCGCAGGTAGCACAACAAAATGCAAATAGAGTTGCAGCTATGAAAGAGTTTAACGTAGACCAAACAAATGCACAAGCAAGGTTTAATTCCTCACTAGTAGATACTAGAGAGAAATTTAATTCTACGATGCAGGCACAGATTAATCAATCTAATGCAGCTTGGCGTAGGCAAATAAATACACAGAATACTGCAACACAAAATGAGGCAAACAGAACTAATGCTTTAAATGTGTTAGGCATAAATCAAAATGCTTTAAATAACATATGGCAACAATATAGAGATGAATCTTCTTGGCTTACACAGTCTAGTTTTAATCAAGACCAGTATGCACATGAGTTAGTTAAGTTAAGCCTACAAGGAGATATTAACGCAAGACTATTTAATCAGGAAACTAAAGCTAAATCTTGGGAAAAAATAGGTGGTGCTGTAATGACATATATCAGTAAAATATTAGATTAGGAAATAACATGAGCAAATTAAGAGAAACATTTAAAAATATAAAAGAACCTATGGGCTCTAATGATTATTTTTTAGGGGGTATAGTAGATGGTATTAGAAGTGGTATTGAAGCAGGTGGAAATGCTTTAAGAGGTGTTGTAGAAAGTATTACAGACTGGACTGGATTAGATGCTAAAGATTGGAAAGATATATGGGTAGCTTTAGGTGCTAATCCTGAAAGTGCAGATGATGAAACTATTCAAACATTATTAACTGCTATGGGATTAGAAAGGTCTACAACTAAAGCTGATGATAGTGTTGTTCCTAAAATTGATAAGCTAGAAGGTTTTGCATCTAGTACTCCTCAATCAAGAGTTAACTTACAAAGAGCAGAACAACGCCCACAAAGATTTGTAGGTGAAGATGTTGTACAAGGTAATAATATAAGTACACAAAAAATTGCTCAAATAAATGAAGTTCTTGGTAAAGATGCTTTTACACAAGTAGCAGAAGGACCTAGAGTCGGTAGAAATATTAAAATAGGATAAGAATTATGCAAACAAGATCAGAAACTCCTGACGTAACAGACCCAGAAACACTGCAAGGTCAACTAGACCCTATGGATGCTCCTGTTCCTGGTCAATCATTAACTACAGAACCTAAAAATGCTAATTATGAAAGTTCTGCAGAGTCTGTAGACCCAGAACAAGTTATTCAAAGTATTATAGCTTTTGTATCTCAACCAGAACAGAAAGATATGTTTTTATCAAACATGGCAGCAGGTATGCCTGTAGAATCTATTGTACAGACATTTGCTTTAGCAGGTGTAGCTGAAGGTAAATTTTCTCCTGATGTAGCAGAAATAATTAAACCTGCATTAGCTATATTCTTTATAAAGATGGCTATGGATGAGGGTATACCAGTTATACCGTTTACAGATGAAGTAGCTTCTCCAGAAGAACAAGAAAGACAATTAAAAGAAGATAGTTTAAGTTCTATGAGAGGTGCAAGACCAAAGTTTTATAAATCTATTAAAGGGCAAGAGTTTAGAGAAGAATTAGAAGGTCGTGCTTTAGATGCACAAAAAACAGTTGCTGCACGTAGGGAAATAGATCAACGTATAGAAGACTCCCCTGTAGAATCAGATGGAAGTTTTATAGAAATGGAAGGAGTATAACATGAGTGCATTTGCATTTTTTGGAGGTATGGCAGAAGAGTATAGTGAAATAGAAGCTACTAGAGTTAAGGCTGCGGCTAAAGCAGAAAAAGAAGATAAAGAGGCTCAAACTGAACTAGTAGAAAAAACAAATATTATATTTGACCAAAACAAAAACCCTATTATAGCTTTTGAAACTCGTAAAGGCGGTCAAAATCAAAAAGAAATTATTGCTAATCAATATGCTCTTTCATCAGAAATAGCAAATAGATTAGAAGAATTAAAAAAGAATATAAACAAAAATAGTCTAATAGGAGAAGATGTACCTGATGCTGTTGATGGGTATATTACTGTAAAAGATAAAAATGGTAAAACTATTAAACAACCTACTGGTGTAAGGTTTTTATACGAAGAATTAACAACAAACCCATTTTATGTAAATCAATTTAGATCATTAACTTCTTCAGCACAAGCAGATATTTTAAGCCAAGAAAAAAGAGGTGAAGATTCTTATTATTACAGAGACTATTCTCAATTTTTTCCACACGTAAACTATTTTCCTAGTATAGAAAGTCAAATTGCAAGTATTACAGGTTCAGGTTATACTCATGATGATTCTGACGAAGCTGTTTGGTCTAAAACTATGAGTAAAAAATATGGACCTACGTGGGAATCAAAAACTGCTAATAATGGGGGTTTTACAAAAAATGAAGAAAACCTTAAAGAAGCTTTAGGCATATATGGTTCTTTAGTAAAAAGTAATTTTGAAGATAACGAACAACTAGAAAAATCAGCTAGAAGACTTATAGAATTAGGAATATTTGATGCTCCTGATGCTTGGATAGCAGGTGTAGCTGAATATCATCCTAGAAGAAAAGTTCTTAAGGGACCTGATGCACCATCTCCAGGTACTATAGATTCTGTAAAAATAGATCAAACTGATAGTGCAGAGTCTAAAAAAGCACCATTAGTTAGGGAAACAGCTTTTAACATTGCTAAACTTACTACAGACTTACAAACGTATCTTTTAAAAATGTCTCCTGATGGTACTCTAGAAACAGCTCCTGCAGGAGATTTACCTTTAGGCATAGTTAATTTTTATGACCAAATTTTTGCTCCAGGTGGTGCTATGGACTATATGCCTGGTACAATAAAAAAATTAGTAGAAGGCATAAAAGGTGATCCTGAATTTATTCCAGGTATACGATTTAGAGGTAAATCTCTTACTTTTAATGAATTTTTAAACGAAGAGTTAGATTATCAAAATGAAAAAGGCGAAAACAAAAAACTATCAGTAAGTAGAGCTTTAGAAATCGCCACTTCTAATAAACAAGGCAGTATATGGGAAGATGAAATAGGTTCTGCAGGTCTTTTCTTATCAACAGAAATATCTTTAGCATTTAGTATAGCTATTGCTAGACAAGACTTTGAAGGTGGTAAAGCTGTTTCTGACCCTGACTTTGACAGGTCTTTAGGTGAAATACGTGCAAATGGTGGTTTATTTGGTAATGCTAAAGCCATAGCTAAAAAATATTCTGCTTTAAGACATGAATTTGCACAAAAAAGTTTTAGATATGGTATAACAGATTATTTAAAAACTAATAATATAACCCATGCATCTAAAATTGTTTCTGATAATTTAAGTAGAATACTTAATACTGCTAATTATTTACCCTATGAAGACGGTGATAGAACTCTTAGCCCTATAGTAGGTAGGGGTCTATTCTTAAAATTCATGTTAAAAGATGATAGAACATTATTTAGAAGAATACAAGAGCTTGAAGGTAATCCAGATTTAACTAAAGCTGAAAAAGATAAATTAATAGAAGATATAAAAAACGAAATTCCTGAAGAAGAAAAACCTGAAAATATAACATTTAGTAACACACCAGGGAGTAATTAAGTTGGCTATTGACCCTTTAAAAAAAGAAGAAGAAACTTTAAGCAATACAAATTTACAAGTTGCAGAGGCTCCTGTTGTAGAGGAAGCTAAACCTGAACCTGTAGTTGAAGAGTCTAAAGGCACTGTGCCAAGAGTAGGCGAATCTGAAGGTTTTGTAGATACGGAATTAGTTTCACAAACTCCAGTTGTTAATACTGAAGAAATGCCTACAGAAAATTTTGTATCTGCAGATATGTCAATGCCTACTTCACAGCCTGTAATTAAAGAAGAACCTACTGTAGTTGAAGATGCTCCCACTACTGATACTGACACATCTGAAACTCCTTTAAGAGAACAGATGATACGGCTTCAAAATGAAAGAGGCAGTGGACCTGGAGTTCAAATACAACCCCCATCAACAGACGAAGAAATAACTAGAGGCTATCTTTCATATAAAGATAAGATAGCATCAGAAAGAGTTGTAGAAGCAAATCAACAAGGTTGGGAAGAAGCAAGTTATACTATGTGGGAAAAACTTTCTAGTAATAAAAATTTATTAGCAAAAGGTGTTAGTCCCATTGATATTATGTTTGACTTAGATGGTTATTATCAACTTGCATTAAATAATGATATGTCTACAGCACCAGGCAGCGATGCTGCAACTTTAATAGAAGCACGCAGAAAAATAGCAACAGATAAACAAACTATGTTTACTATAGAAGGTATAAAAGGAAAAGCATTAGACTGGTACATTGAAAGAGACGGAGAAGAAGAAGGCACTAAAAATTTCAAAAAAGATATGAAAGATCATAGGACAGATGCTATGTTAAGGGTGAGAAACCTTCAATTTATAAATGACCAATATACTCTGCCAGAACTAGGCGAAAGAATTTTAGATAATGTTTTAGGTGTTTTTGATTTAGCAGGTGGTATTCTTTCTCAAGAAGGTTCTTTAAGACCGTTACTTCCTGATTTTATTACAGAAGACGATGAAGAAAAAGAACAGTATGACGCAGTAATTAAAACTTTAGAGGGTATTCTTAATAATGATGCTCAAATGAAAATACTAACTGACCCTTTAGACAACGTTGATTACATAGACAGCGTTGTATTTCCAACAAGAGTTCCAGACAG